TACTTTGTAGGTGGGATATAGACACCATTTACATATACTCTAAACCAATCATTAAGGTCAAATACACCATCTAATTCAGGTGGTAATTTTGGTAGTTCTACATTAGATAATTTAATAGTATCTGCATCAACAAAAGTTGCTTCTTGTGAACCACGAATAGACATAAAATCAATTACATCTGAATATTCGTTGTACATTTTCTTTTTAACTGATGAGTTTGTTACATTCCCACCATCTAATCCAGTTAAATCAGTTTCAATACCCCATACTACTTTTTTAGGTGTGAATGATTTTTTATGAGTTGATTCATTATCAAATTTCTCTGGTAAAAGATATGCATTTACTGCCATGGTAAAAGAGGTACGAACAATTCGTTGAGAACCTTCGCCAACTTCGGTAGTATTATCAAAAGAATCAATTTTTACTCTAAACTTATACCCATCTTTATCACCCCAATACTCATCTGTTGCATATTGAAATGCCTCAACGATTTCATTCATGTGTTCGGTGAAATCTGTCCAAATCATTACCTCATATGTAACAGTAACATAATCAGGCATAGTGATATTGTATTGTTCAACTGGTCTTGCAGTACCAGTCATTGCAGAAAACCTATCGTACTTATGTTTTTTTGAGTATTTAGTTACTGCTGGATAGAAAAGGTTACGATTCATCGATGATGGCATCAAATCGTCCCTAGCAATAGAGTTTCTTTTGAACATTACAAGTGGAATTTGTAATTGTCCTTTTCTATCTCGTAAATATCCTTGTTTTTGTACTGCAGTCCATCGTTCTGGGTTACCATAAAGGACAGGAACTTTAACTTTTTCTCTAAATACCTCAACAGTAGGAATAACCACATCTATCATGTGTTCAGCAATTGCTAAATCAACATCATACAAACGAACACCCTTACCTTTTTCGATAGGTTCTCGTTGAAGTTGTTGTCCTCTGTTTATAGGTATATTTTTTAGTGGGTCTACTGCCATTAATAAGTCCTTTCATCTATTTGTACTTGACTTCTTCTTACCATGTGTGCTTGACAAATCAAATTGTTTCTAGCATCTTCAAATTCACCACTTTCTTGGTCATAAATTTCAGGTGAACCACCAATTAACTGACTTGAACGAATGTGTCCAATTTCGTAGTAAGTTCCATCAAATAAAATAACATCACCGATTTCTGGATAACCAACTTGTACATTTTGGATTGCTTCGGTTGGAATTAAAGTTCCATTTATATCTCTAACTTTTGGTACTGAATAAGATGTATCTCTTAATCGTTGAATATTGAATCTAAATTCTACTGTTTGAGTTTTATCTGCACCAAATCCTTCATATAAAACATTTGTTGGTTCTCTATCTACAATACACATTAAAGTTGAAGGTTCTCTCCATACTTTTCCAAGTGATTCTCCATATAAGTTGGTTTTAGTTTCACCAACGGATACTTTGAATAGAACCACTGCTGATTCTACTACATAATCAACCACCTCTTCAGCGATGGTTTTAATGAAATCCAAATCTTTTGCATTGAAAAACCTTGGCATTGTATTATCCTATATAAATGGCCAATGGAGCCTTGTTCATAATCTGTTGTTGTTGGTCTGACATTGCAGCCTCATTTTCCATTCTCGTTTTCTTAGAAACTTCGTTAAGATTTTCTCTTAATTGTTCTATTAACGCGTCTTTTTCTGTTTGTGCTTCTGCACGAAGTGCAGCACCATCTAAAGAAACCTCTGAACCTGGAATTGGAACTGTGTTATATTTTTCTCTAATCGCTCCTAGCATTTCTTTTGCAAGAGCAAGAGTATATTTTCTAATCCATTGTTTACCAACATCATTGATACGAGAATATTGAGCAAAATTGTATCCAATATTAGAGTAATCTGATACTACATTAGGAGTAATGATAGTACTATTTTCTCTAAAATCTTTTTTCACCATATATTCAAACCAAAGATTATATGATGTGGTTGGTTTTGGAAATATTTGTAATTTATTGTTGACAATATTGAATGTATGTGCAGATTTTCTGAATTGGTCATTGAATTCTATTTGTTGAATTCTTAAAGCATCCTCATAAATTGGCATCATAATAAATTGTGCTGCAGGTGAGAATGAACCAAACCCAAATTCATCAATTAAGTTAAGTGTTCCTTGACCAGAAACTGAATATGGGTCAAAGAATCTTTGTATAGCAGGAGTTGCTTCATAAAACACTTTAGTTATACCAAGTCTTTCACCACTTTCTGAAACATCGGCCCATAAAGTCTGTAAATCGTATTCTTGAGAACCTGTATTTACTGTAATGTATCCTTTTTTAATATCAGTTCTACCACCAACATTTGCTTGAGTTCCATATCCTTCTGCGATAGTAATTATATTGTTTAATTCAGAACCTTGAACCGATTGATGTGTATAATTAGAACCAGTTGGTTGACCTTCTAACGAACCTAAGTTGTTTCTAATGTTGAATTGGTTTACTTGTGCAGAGTATTCACTAACAGCTTCTTCAAATACTGCAAAGAAGTTATCACCTTGTAATTCAATATCAATGATTGGATATCCCAGTCTTCTAGCACACCAAGATGCTACTTTCGGTGCATCCAATTGAAATACCGAATCACTATCATAAATTCCAAATGGTGTAGAAGAACCCGATGTGAATGTTGATGAACCTGTCCAAATTCTTGCTTGAGACATTATTTCTCTCCTTTACTTATACAATTATACTACTATAAATATAAATTTATTAAAAAGGAGAGTATAGACATAAAAAAAGGGAGTGATTTCTCACCCCCTTAATTTATCTAAGAATTTCTAAGATAATCTAAGATTAAAGTAAATTTAAATCTTTAACATAGATTTTTCCGTAGAATTCTGGTCTTACCATTTTCTTAGCGTAACGAGTCATAACTCCTCTACGTGGAGTGAAGTTAGTTGGGTCGTACACTAATGGAGTCATGATAAGTGGTACATACGGTGCGTAAACAGCTCCGGTTTCTAAGAAGTTAGAACCTTTAAATCCTAATAAGATTTCGTTAGAAGTCATATAAGGGTTTTTGTAAACTGTATAACGGTTAGCAATAGCACCAACAGTAGTTACACCAGCTGCGAAAGATGAAGCATCTTTGTCAGCAGAAACTGTAAATCCTGGGATTGATTCTAAAATAGTACATACATCTGGAGATGCAACTACGAAGTTAGCACCACCTCTAAGAGTTAATTGGTGAATCTTGTTAGAAACTTTGTTAAGTTTCGCACCAAGAGTCTGGAACCAAGAGTTCTTAGTGTATGCAGCTGCATTTGAACCAGCAGTCCAAGATGAAACACCATCATACTCTTCACCTAAAGTTACTGACCAGTACTCAGTTGTTAAAGCGTTAGCTTTTAACATATCTAAGATTTCTAAGTCGATTTCTAATGAAATGTACTCAGATAACATAGAAGTTAATTCAGCTTCAGCATCAATTGAGTGGTAAGCATTTAAGTCTTGAGCAAGTTCTGGAGTCCATACTGCTTTTAACTTACGAGTCTTAGCAACGATAGCCTCAGACTTTAATTCTAAATCAACCTCTGGGATACCTAAATCAGTAGCTGGTTCAGTTGGTGTATCTTCGAAATCACCTCTGTTTTCAGCAACAGGCTGTTGAGAATATTTAACAGTTAATGCATCAGCATAAACAGCACCATCTCCACCTTTAGCGAAGAATACTAAGTTAGCTCCACTTACACTTGAGTGTGCAGGATAGAACGCGTCAGCAGCTGAGAAGTCAGATGCAGAAATGTAGAAAGAACGAACTGCGTCTAAATCAGGACGAGTAAGACCAGAATGAGCTAGAGTAATTTTTTGAATTTCGTTAGCAGCAATAGAAGCTGATAATGAAGAATCAAATCCTACTTCATCCCAAGATGCAGATGCAATAGTTAAAGAACCATTAGCGATATCTACTGATTGGTCATTTACTGTATATCCAAATCTACCTTCACCATATAAACCGTTGATAGCTGAATCAGTTGAACCTAAGTCAGAACCAGTACCACCGAAAAGTGATTTTCCGTTAAATCCAGGATTTCCTGGTTGAGCAGTACCATACTTGAAGTCTAGATAGAAAATAAGACCTGATGGTAAGTTCATTGGTTGTACAGAAACGAATTCTTTTGATGCAATCTCACCAAAGATACGACGTACCAATGGAAGAGCAACACCAGACCACTCTTCAGAACCTTGTGAAGTTCCAGTTTGAGTAGCCTCATCAAGCAATTGTTTTGCTTGGTTTTCTAATAGAACAGAAATTTGAGACTGTTCTCTCTCGTTTAAACCTTCTAAAAGACCAGTTTGTTCCCACTTACCTTTAAGTTCGCGTGTTTCAGCCAACATTACTTGTTGTGGGTTCTTGCCTTCCATAAGTTTAGATAAATCAAAATTTGCCATTTTATCTCTCCTTAATATTATTTAATGTTTGCAAGTTTTTTGAATCTATCTGCCATCGTGTTAGTTGATTCTTGGATTACTTCCTTTGAAGGAGCAGTAGAAGCAACTGGTTTAGATGCGAATGATTCAGTTAATTTTGTTTGTTTTTGTTTTTTCGTAGTTCCAGTAAATTTGAAAGACTCAGCTAAAGTTGAGAATACTAATTTTACCTCTCTTACGTTACCAGTTCTGTCTAATGTTTCAACAACTTTCATTTTTTGTTCGTTTGTTAATTCATAAGAACGGAATAGTTTGTTAGTGTAAAGAAGTTTTGCATTTAAAAGATTAACTTCGTTGATAGTTGATTTCAATTCAGAAATAGTTGACATTGCAGCTTCTAATTCAGCTTTAACTTCATCTAATTCGTTGTTTTCTTCAACTGTTTCTTCAACTGTTTCTTCAGACTCTTCTAAATCACCATATCCCATCTCTCTCAAGATTTCGTTAAGGTCGATTTCTTCGTCTAAATCTTCTTCAGATTCTTCACCTTCGTGGTAAGTTTCTTCAACTTCCTCTTCTCCGTGCTCCTCTTCAGATTCTTCTTCATTGTGCA